GGAAGCCGAAGGTCAGGAATTGCTGGTCGCCGCCGCTGGTGGTCACGTCCGTGATTTGCGAGATCTCGACGAAACCGGTCACCTCGCGTACCGAGCCAATGCCGGAGCCGACCGGGTATGGCTGGAGGTTGGTGGTGTTGATGTTTTCCAGTGCGAAAGTTCCGGCTTCGCTGTCGGAAACCCGGGCGGCACGGTCATTCAGGCGCGTCCAGCCAGAAGTCACGGCGATGATGTCGCCATCAGTCAGGCCGTGTGCCGCAGCAGTCGCTACGGCTGGATTGGCGTTGCTCAGCGCCGTCACCGGGATGGCAGCGCCATAGGTAGCAGCAATTTCCAGGGTGGCGCCGTTGGGGAGTCGAAAGCCCATGTGTTTTTTCCTCTGTGCAGAAATGACAAAACCCGCTCAATGGCGGGTTCCGGGGTTGCCCAACGGGCGGATTAAGTTGTGTCGGCTCGGTACTGGAACGAAGCCGATACCGTGAAGGTGCTGCCTTCCGGGATGCCAGGGCCAGGCGCTACCGGGGTCATCACCAGTGCTACCAGGCCGGCACGCGGGATGCGCAGGTTCACCGGGAACAGCCCCGCCAGCTCATCGACGATGCTGCTCGCCTCAGTCCGATACCTGCCGGACGGTGCCACGATGTTGACCTGGAACACGCCGACGTACAGGTGGTGGTCGCCGCTCAGCGTATTGCTGGCAGTCACAGCAGGCAGCGTGAAGGCCCGCAGGTAGGTCTCGCCGTTGGCCGGTGTGTAGGTCTCGTTCTCGACCACCACCTTCAGTGGCTTTGTCCTAACCTTGGCCCAGGCCAGCAGGCGCGACTCGAAGGCCGCAGCGATGATGTTATGGCTCATACCTGGTTGTTCCTAATGGCTTCTTCAACGATCTGCTGGAAGCGGGCAAGGGTGATTTGCACCATGCCGGCCGGGGCCTTGGCAGAGTGTCCATATTCAAGCGGTATCGCATATTCGAGATTGTTGATGATGTATGCCGCCTGCCCTGCCCGAAGATCGCTTGCCGAGGCGATCAGTGAAGCGATGGTGTCCTGGCCCGCGGGATCGACCTCATCGAAGGTGACGCTCTCGATATTGTCGATTGACAGGTGCCAGTTCCCCTTGAATCGCCCGGTGTCCACCGGCGAAAGGCGGATGACCGAAGTGCCAATCTCGATCACTACCTCACGGAACACGTCGTCAATGGCCTCCTTGGCCTGCTCAGCGAATGCCGCCAGGCTCTCGACAAAGCTGCCTTGCTGTCCGCCATAGCGGCTGGTCATGTGATTTGCCATTACTTACGCACCTGCAGCTCGAAGCCAACCGCCAGGCCGGCATAGTTCCAGGGGGATACGGCGATGACCGTGTAAGTGGTGCCGTCGAAGGTGATGCCGTCGTTCTCCTGAGGCGTTGGCATGTCGACGCCGCTGAGCTGAACAGGCGACACCAGCAACTTCACATCGCCCCGGACTATCAGCGTGCCGTCGATGTACTTGTCGTCGTATTCCTCGCGGAAGCCTGAGCCGTTCAGCACCAGCTCTCCAGGCGGCTGCGGGTTGTCTGGGTCGTATTCGCCCAATATCTCCCGCCGCAACACCAGCTCCAGGCCTTTGCCGCCCTTGCTGCGCGGCGCGAGCATGCGTGTGGCCATGGCCTTCGCGCGGTCATAGATATCTGGCATCACTTCCGCCTTATTCTGTAGATGGCCGAGCATCGGCAGTTGGCACGCTCACTCCAGCCGGCACCCAGGCTGGAATCGCCCGGATACCGTAATAGAGCCCCGTTTGGGCTCTGGAATGGCTGGTCCTTTTGCACTTCCTGGCCACCCATCACGGAATGGGTGTGGCGCACCTTCTTGTCGCCGCGGTCGCGCCAGGTCTTGGTGACCGAGTCACGGTCCAGGCCTTGAGCGATCAACTGCTCGTAAACCTGGTCGCGGCCAGCACCGAATGACTCCAGCGCCTCGGCCTTCGCCAGCATCTCGGCATAGGTCTTCATCAGGCGATCAGCGTAGCGACCGGCGATCTTGTCCACGTCCGCCTGGGCGACAGGCTTTCCGGCTGAGATAGCGCGATTCACGATGCCGTCGAATCGGCGATCACGACGGGTGCGCTGGAGGTACTTGCGCATCTCGTC